GAGCTGCAAATGGGATGCGATGTTGAGGAGGTTGGCTTTATCCTGCACCCTGAGCGTGATGATATTGGCCTTTCGCCAGATGGCATTATTAATAGTGGCGTTAAAGCTGTTGAGATTAAATGCCCTAAAAGCCCTACACATATCGAATATATGCGAAGTGGCACAGTGCCAAAGAAATACCTCTTTCAATTGGCCGCGTACTTTCTAAATATTCCACAATTAGAAACAATTGATTTTGTTAGCTATGATGAGCTAAATGAGGTTAAATGCTTAAGCGTTGCAACACTTACGCTTGATGATATTTTAAAAATGGAGTATCTGAAAAATAAAACTATCGGCAGTATGGAAAACCTGAAAGAAAAAGTTTTCGATTTTGCTGATTCAATTCACACTGAATACAATAACTTAGTTTTTTAAGGAGCTATAAAAATGAGAGGCGTAAATAAAGTAATAGTCGTAGGTAATTTAGGTCAAGACCCTGAAAGCCGTTCTTTTCCCGATGGCGGCACTGTCACAAATATAAGTGTTGCTACTTCTGAATCATGGAAGGATAAGAATACAGGGCAACAGCAAGAGCGTACCGAATGGCATCGCGTAGTGTTTAAGCAGCGTCTTGCAGAAATTGCAGCTCAGTATCTTAAGAAAGGCTCTAAGGTTTATATTGAGGGTAAGCTCCAAACCCGCAAATGGACTAACCAACAAGGGCAAGATCAGTACACGACAGAAATACAAGCGCGTGAAATGCAAATGCTTGATAGTCGCGAAGGTGCAGGTGCTCAGGGTGGTTATCAGCAACAAGCACCACAACAACAGCAAGCCCCTCAAGCAGCCCCTCAAAGCGCTGACAACTTCGATGACGACATTCCATTTTAAAGGTGAAACAGATGATTGATGATAGTGAGCAAGCAGAGATTAATGCGCGAGTTGTAAGACTTGGAACTCAAGAAACAAAAACAAAAAAACGCCTTAAGGTTGTTGAGGAGCGTTTAGCGGTATTTGAAAAGACCGATGTAGAGGAGTACTTAGATCAAATAAGGGCTGACGTTGTAGAGGTACACAGCCAGTATCAAATGCTGATAATGAAAACAACAACGCTTACAGAGCTACGTTACTTTCTAAAAGGTGATATAGAGCGCCAGAGTAGAATTATATCAGGCGCTATTTCTTGCTTTGATATGCCTGATGAGTGGTGGCGAAACACAGAAGCTATGACATTACTTGACCTTTGCAATACTTTTGATAAGATAGGCAAAAACCAGTATGAAATAGCATCAAAAACATTAAATTGAGGTGATTTATGGCAAGGCCAGATAATGATATTTTTAATAGGCATGGGTTTGTTGGTGAGACTGATAAAAAAGTAACACTTGATATTAACGCACACACAGAGGCTTTTTTAGCTTCTGGTGGCGTTATTGAAGACTGCGGTAGTTACAATGATGATAATATTGTAACAATGGTTGACAGTAATGGTTGGTTTAACTGGGGTGAGGAATGAAAAAAATTACTATACCTAGAGGCTGGCTTGGCATTAAGTACAACGCTAACCCTAAAGTAGGTGAGTTCTATATAACTAGTAAGGGGTTTGTTAATCAGTGTACGGTTAAAGGTGAGGCTGTGAATAAAACCATAGTAAAGCGTTTAAAGCGATAACAAAACAATTAACAGGCAGCTATGCTGTCACGTTCAATGAAGAGTTATAGGCTGTTCACTACACTAAACCGTACATTAGTAATGCACAACTAAAAATAATGTACGGAGTATACTTATGATCAGTATAACCCTTAGCTCAGTTTTTGGCGTAAGCGCCAGCGAAACGACAATCAAATGCAGCGTTTTGTTATGCGCTGCTACGGAGAATAGAGATGGGAATACAGACGACTTATAGGGTGCATATTATGTACTCAACAGACCTTAGCGCACATGAAGATGATGAACTAGAGCGAAAACTAATGCTTGAGGGTGTAGCTAAAAAATCAGATAGGATGGAACATTGCCTTATGTTTAACTATGTAGATGCCCTATTTACAGACCACGAGACAGCTAAAGAGTACCACCTACAAGCAACAAACATTATTAAAAATGAGTTTGGCGGGGAAATTCTTTAAGCGCATAACAGGTATTAAACCGACAGCTTTAGCTGTTCGGTTCTAATCAGTGTTATGTATAAAAGTTTGACTATTGTTTGTTGTGGGTATATTCTTACTTGTAGAAATAAGGAGAAAGAAAAATGTTACCTATTTATAAATGCAAAGCTTACTCAAAAAAAATAAGCAGAAAATATGAAGTAGCCAAACTCAAAGATTTTGTGAAATCAGCATACCCTGATGACAATGCAACCCTATCGGAGTTCATGGCATCTTTATTTGTAAGCAAAAAAAAGGCATCTGAAGCAATTAGCGATTTAATCTATATCGCTGAATGTCAGAGCGCTTACACGTTACACATTGCAAAACAGCCGCTTCTAGCTCATTGCGATCTTATGCACAAGGATGGTAATTGATGTACTTGCTTTTCCAGAGTATTGATGGGGTTATGGTTGCCACTCACTCTAGCTCAGACATAGAGAGTATTTTGGGTGAGTATAATGCCGCTATAGAGTCAGGTGTTACCTCTCTAAAGGTTGGTGAGTTTAGAGAGATTTATGATTTTAAAAACAAAAAAACAAAGTATAATGAGAACCCCTTGTAGCTCACTGCTATTGCCCTCTCCTCTTTAGTGGGTGGGCGCAAGGTTTTTAGAGGGTGGTCAACGACCTTCATACAAGTTTAGCCCGCTTGCCTCGAAAAGGGCCACCAACAATGGAGAGAGTTATGAATATACACGAAAAAGCGTTGCAGTTAACCGTATCTGAGCGTTATGCAGAAGCAATACCTTACATCAAGCAAACCTTAAAACTTATACCTAAAAGCGCTGAGATGCACGCATCTTTAGCTATGTGCTACATGAATTGCAGCCAGTTAACCAAGGCTGAGAACGCAATTTCAAAAAGCATAAAACTAAACCCCAGCAATGCTATAGCAAAACTGATACGCGCCGATATAGCCAAAAGAAAAGGGCTATTAAAATCATCCGAACACAACATAAAAGAAGCGCTAAGATTAAGCCCTGATAATGCCGCTGTGCTAGCTTTCTACGCTAATTTGCTTATTGAGAAGGGCGATATGAAGGGTGCAGCGAAATACGCTGACAAAGCAGAAGAGGTAGACCCAGAGAAGGGCTTAGAGTGTGCAATACTAGCCTCAAACTTTCTTAAAGCCACAAAAGATAGCAAGCATTTTAAAAAGCTACAAGATGAGTTTAATGAGGATCTTCCACAAAAAAACCTAATACCCGCAGCCTTTGCGCTTGGTAAGTGTTTTGATGAGGTTGGTGAGTATGATAAGGCTTTCAAATATTACGAGATAGGCAACACGCACAAAGCCGCCCAGCTTATCCTAAATAAAACACCAAGCGACCCAGAAGCTCACAGCGCATACGTTAAAAGCATCATCAAGCTTATGCCTGATTATCTAGTCTCAAGCAATACAGGCAAGGGCAACAACTCACAAGAGCCTATTTTTATCGTGGGAATGCCTAGAAGTGGAACAACGCTAGTAGAGAGCATTATTACAGCTGGTGATGTGGTTGCGGGTGGTGAGCTACCGCACTTCTCAACAATTGCACACACATTCAACTACCCTGATACAGATAATGAATTTAACTCATTTGATTTTGCTAAGCTTGGTAAGCAATACCTAGATAGAACGGGTTTAAGAGGTGCTAGATTCACCGACAAACTACCAAACAACTTCCATTTTTTAGGGCTTATTCGCCTTTGCTTTCCTAATGCAAAGGTAATCCATGTAAAACGAAACCCTTACGATACATGCCTAAGTATGTATTTTAATAACTTTACATCACTAAACTACACAAACAACCTAGAGCATTTAGGTGTTTATTATAATGATTACATGGATTTAATGGAGCATTGGCGAGGCTGTGTTGATTTCTATGAAATTCAATACGAAACCCTTATAGAGCATCAGGAGGAGGAGACAAGAAACCTTATTAACTATTGCGGCCTTGAATGGAATGATTGCTATATGGAGCCTCATAAAAACAATAGGCGAGTATCAACCGCAAGTATGCAACAGGTTAGAGAGCCTGTTTATAAAACAAGCAAACATAAGCACAAGAAATATGAAAAACATCTTGACTCTTTAATTGAAACAATTATGGTATAGCTAAACCATAAGGAGAGAGATATGAAAACAACTTCTAACCTAGAACGATTAATAGCCGATAAGTTTAAAACAGGTAACTCAACACCTGTAGACCGTATAACCATTACGCGAGCAGAATATGAGGCCACAGACCAAAAGCTAACCGAGCAAAGCGATAGCTTTATATCAGGCCAAGAATTCTTAGACGCAATGAATGACATGTCTAATCATACTGATGAAATAGATAAGGCGCTGAATATCGAAGCACTGGAGCAATAACATGACAGATAAGAAGCTAAAGCCATGCATTGTTAAGGATTGCTGCAAGATTGCAAAGAAGGGCGATAAATATTGCTCAATGCATCGCGCAAGACTTACACGCACCGGCAGGCTTGATAAGAAATCTTTAGGCGAGAAGCTTACTGATAATATCAAGTTAGTTAATGGTTGTTGGGAGTGGCAGGGATTCAGGAATCGTGGCGGGTATGGTCGGCTAAGAGTCTCAGGCCGAAAAATGCTAGCTCACAGGGCTTCATACGTTGAGTTTGTAGGTGAGATTCCAGAAGATAAAATTATATGCCATACATGCGATAACCCTTGCTGTATAAACCCTGCTCATTTATGGGTGGGTACACACAAAGAAAATTATGATGACGCTTTAGCTAAAGGTCGTGTTGACCCAGTTGCAAGAGCCTTGAGGAGATGGGAATTATGTCCAACATTCAAAAAAGCGTAGAGCTTGCTCCATGCCCGTTTTGTGGAGCAGATGCAGAAATTGCTGAATGCGCTGACACTCATGCAGGCGAAATTCAAAAAAAATGGTTCACGCCTAAATGCTTTTGGGATAACTGCCTAAGCTTAAATGGCATGTATGGAAGCTATGATGATGCATTAGAGGCATGGAACACCCGCCAAGATACCAATAGCGATGAAGTGCGTGAAGTTTTAGAGCTACTAGAAATGGAAGCCAAAAAAGTAAAAGAGCTTAGGGCGCGAGAGCGTAAGTTACTTGGTGTGCTTGATGTTGCGCTAGGTGATTATCAGGAATACAAAGCAGCCGCAATTTTAAATGAATTAAAAGCTTTAAACACCCTCCCCACTACTAAAAGCACTGAATGGATAGCAGTAAGCGAGCGATTGCCTGAGTACGATTTACCAACATTTTATGGCGTGATTGAAGATTTAAAAGACACTTATATCAAGAAGAAAATATACGATTTAAGTAACACAGAAATCACAATTATATTAAACGCTTTTTGGCAAGCGTCAACCCCACCAGAGGCTAAGTAGATGAGTACAATATTATGTTGGCATAAATGGTCTAAATGGTCAGAGATTGTTTCTTGCAACGATCGCCCATATCAATTTGCAAGCTGTGATAAGTGCAATAAGATTATAAGAAGGGGTGTTTGCCTGACAAATAACGGCGTAAACCCTTCTTTATGGAATAAGAAACCAGAAGAGGCTAAGTAGATGAGTGAATTAAAAGCAAAAGAACTAAAGTCAAAAATTGAAAGAAAGGATAGATACATTTTGGATATGTCTGACAAGCTACGTAAGTTTGGTGATGAGCTAATTAATTCCAGTGATGACATTGAAAGAATAAAAATGAAAATGAAGCGCAATAAACTTGAGTTTAGTGGAGATTTTCACGACATGAAGACCCTATGTTTACAGTTAATAGAGGCGGAAAAATTAAACGATATTCTTGATGCTATCGCTAACAATATTGGGTATGAGCTTACTAGCCAATATGTTTGCGGAGGTGCTAATTGTTCAGCAGAAAATGGATTAGACCATTCTCCAGAGTGTGTTTTAGAGCATGAATTAACAGTAAAAGGAGTCAGCGATGAAAGTTGACTACAACGATGTTAAAGAAGATTACGCAAGGCTTAACGCTGAAATATCCTCACTAACCCAAGAGCTAGAAGAGGCTAAGGCTTTTCAGGAAATAGCAATAGCTGATAACGCTCGCATGATAGAGAAGTGCAATAAATACTATGCCGAAATCGAACAACTCAAACAATCCCCTGATGCTGTAGTTATGCCTGAAGTAATTACCGATGTTTTACGCAATAGTTACAACGCAAAAGCACTAGCTTGTGAAATATGGACTGTAGACGATGCCTGTAGAGCCGTTGAGCAGTTTTGCAAAGCCCTTACCAACCCCACCAGAGGCTAAGTAGATGAGTGAAATATTCGAGACAGCTAAAAACCTAACAAAAGCAGAGTACGAGAAAGCTTTAGATTTCACTAATGATACTGACCATATTTATTTTTTAATGCGTGTATGGGCTGAGAAGCAATCCTTAGAGCTTAGACTATCCTCACTAACCCAAGAGCTAGAAGAGGCTAAGGTTGAATCAAAAATGTATGAAGATGCGTCAGTAGCATTTTATAACGACACGCTTGCTCTTGAAAAAGAAATCGAACAACTCAAACAATCCCCTGATGCTGTAGTGGCCATGCCTGAAGAAATTACAGCAGAAGCAAGCATCGCCTTAAATCACGCTATAGGTAATGCTAGAAGGGCAAGTAATACTACGTTACAAGAGGATATGTCGAATATTTACCAAGCAATACGCAAAGCCCTAACCAATAACGCAGATAAGGAGAATTAAAATGGGAATGGTTACAGATGTAGAATGGACTTGCCCTAAGTGCGAGACTAAAAATATAGCTCAGTTATACGATGACTGTTATCCCGTTGGCTATTTTAATAGAGATGGAAAGCCTGACCCGCTACCACATACAGCAATACCCTCTGACGCATCACTAAAATGGAATCCACCTTGCGAGGGTTGCGGCGAGTACAAACTATCTAACCCTGTTGTGCGGTTAGTTGAATTTCCAATTATTTGGGCAGATAAGGAGTAAGACGATGGATAAGTGGGAGTGTTTGTTTTGGGTTGCAATATTCGTATTAATTGTAACCTACGGTGTGATGCTTGGCTTTTTAACAAAGGTTGCCCATGAAGAGTGCGGCGGATGGTCACAATGTTTTGAATTAGCAGATAAGGACACAACCAATGAAAGATAAGAGTGAAAAGAACGAAAGATATTTAACGATTGAATCTGATGATGGCCGCATCAAAAGCGGAATAAATAGAATCTATGTAGGCGATGAAGATCAATTAAGCTTTAGATGGATGGACACAGGAGCTAAGGATAGTGAATTCCCTTGCCTGTATTACGCTATCGAGCGCATTGCAGAGCTAGAACAAAAGCTATCAGAATTCATTTAACCAATAACGCAGATAAGGAGTAGGGCATGAAGAAGCCTAAATGTTTTTATGCTAAATGGGAGTCTAGCGGTTATGTTGTTAGGTCTGCATGGCAAGGTGATTTTCGTGTTGCTAGCTTTGTAACTGAGATAGAGGCCGAAGATTATGCCGATTACAGAAATTGTATGCTATTAGCTTTTGATGATTCTGGTACAAGAAAGTATAAAAAATTCAGAACACTGAAGCGAATCAAAGAGTTTAATCAATAACGCAGATAAGGAGTAAGACGATGTTAAGCGATAAAGAGGCAGGGATTGATTGTAGCGAGTGTGGACATAAAGAAACTGTTGACTCGCAAGACCAAATGGAAGCATTAAAGCAGAAGCTAGAGTGGAATGATTTTGGCGACCCTTTTTGCCCTGTGTGTGGTGATACTGTTTGGTTTGAAGATTACCTAGATTAAGGACACAACCAATGAAAGATAATAATGAAAAACCACAACACCAGATGGCTGCAATAGATTTAATAGTTACTAAAGGTGACGGAGTTGCACTACCGAACCAAAAACAAGCTATCCATGACTTTAAAGAACAGTGCTTAGAACAAAAGCTATCTGAATTCATACCCAAAGCAAAGCTAGTTGAGTGGCTAAAGGATGTTAAGAATACGCCTTGGGTACAGGTTGATTGGGAAAATAGTACTAAAGAGTCATTCGTTAAAGTCTCAGACCTACTACAAGCAATCGAATCGTATAGCTAGGGGGTGATTAGGTGAAATTAATAACATGGCAAGACATAGAAACAATAATCTTAATTTATGTAAATATCATAAAAACTAAATGAGGGTTTTACAATGAGTGTAGGGAGAGGAAAAAAAGGTGTATGTGTTGTAAATGATGATAGCAGGCCAGAATGTGCCAAGTGTGGCGGGTTTTGCAAATCGAATGGGCATGAATGGAAGTGTACAGACTGTGGAAAGCGAATAAGAAAGAAAGCGAACCTTAAAAACATTGAAGAGGCTGGATTTGCTAAGGCTGGATATGATGTGGAAAGCGCCGAGCAAAGAGCAAAGAGCATTAAGGCTAAGTATAAAAAGGGGTGTAGGTCGTTTGTTGTTACATCAGCTCAAAATAATACAGGTGAGTTTAAGGCGTTTCTCAAAGCTCTAAAAGTCTACTGCAAACAAAGAAAAGCCGAATTGATTGTAATACCCGTTCATTATAAAAATGCAAACTCATGGAATAAAGACACCGAAAAGCAATGGAGCGGCGAGCTAGAGCCTTATTTGGTTCATGGTGATATTAGCTTAGGACACGTATTAATACGCTCACACATCAAAATAGAAGCCCCTAGCATTAACCCCTTACAAGGCAAGCAGTCTCACGGCGGCAATAAGTGGACTGTGTTTGGTAATGCTCAGCACGCAATGGAGCCAGTAGCAACGCCTGCTGATTTAATGCCTAAGCGCATGTACACAACAGGCAGTGTAACTAAGAGAAACTATTCTCAATCAGATAGGGGTGCTAAGGCTGACTTTAACCATGTTTTTGGTGCGCTTACAATCAACTTTGTTAAAGGTTCCGATATTCCTTTTATCAGGCAGTTAAACTCTGATGATATGGGTAACTTTTACGATTTAGATAAGCGATACACACCCAAGGGAATAACAAAAGATCACCGCATAAAAGCCTTAACAACAGGCGATGAGCATGTGATGCATAATATAGTAGCTAAGGAAACATACCTAGCTAAAAACTCAATAGCCAAAAAACTAAAACCAGAATACATCGTAAGGCATGATGTTTTAGATGGTTATGCTGGGAGTCATCACCATGAAAAAATGCCCCTTGTACAGTTTAAGAAATTTATTGAGGGTACTAATTGCTACAGATCAGAGCTTAATGAGTGCATACGATTCATCGATAAAACAACACCTGCTTACTCTACTAATATCCTTGTTGATAGCAATCACCACTCTCATCTTGACAAGTGGCTGGATAGGGCTAACCCTAATAAGGATTTTACTAATACCGAGCTTATACATGAGCTTAGGGCTTTGCAATTTGATAATATTAGGAATAAGATTGATAAGAACGCATTTCAAATATACTTAGAGCCAAGGCTTAAAAGTAAGACGCGGTTTATAGGTAGGAATGAGCACTTTTTGATAGGTGATGTGGATGTGTCTCAACATGGCGATGTGGGCGCAAATGGTAGTAGAGGCTCAGCAAATGGCCTTGCTAAAAGCACCTACAAGATGACCATAGGACACTCCCATTCAGCCAGAATAGTGAAGGGTGTGTATCAGGTTGGTACGAGTACAGGTAAACTGGAATACGAGCAAGGGCTATCAGATCACAGCAATACGCATTGCATCCAGTATAAAAATGGCAAAAGGACTCTTTTAGATATAATCAACGGTAAATGGTGTGAGTGATGGGCGAAATTATAGATATGAGCAAAAGGAGAGAGCTAGATATAATAGCAAAAGAATTAGCTGAGAAGCTTAATTACAACAACGTAAGTATTATAGCGAACGATGAAGAGTTCTCTGTGATTATAGAGGGAACTGATGTAAAAGTCTCTTTTTGGGATGATGATATAGTCTCTATAGAGTTCAATCCAGATCATGCAATAGTATTGCCAAGAGATATATTTGCAACGCTGGTTAGTGCATCAAGCCTTATTGCTGATATTGAGTATAGGTGGGGCTGGCCCGAAGAGCTTGAGCTACCCTTGGCAGAGTATAAAGAAGATTTAGAGTGATAATTCTAAAATAAGTGTGTATTATTGCTCACCCAAACAAACACAGCGAGAATATTATGATTTACTTTCCAGTTATAAAGCCAGTTAAGGGATATAAAGAGGGCGTGAAGCTTATAAAAGAGAACTACCTATTGTTATTATCTTTAGTTTATATAGGTAGCGCTCTATACTTTATGGCTAGCTAAGGTATTAAACTTTCCTTATTAGCCTTCTTATTGGCCTTGTAAGACTCTTTTAGCTGCTCAACGATGCGATCATCAAACTCAGTCTTAGAGTGTTTTACGGCCATTTCTAGCGTTTCAAACACGATGTATTCAATAATAGCCTCACCACAAGCCGCTAGTGCTATCTTTTTTAAGATTGATAATAGAACTTTTATTAGTATTTGCATTATTTTAACCCTTTGTAGCTGTCTAAGTTTCCGCTCTTAATTATATCGCAAATGCGACGCCCACGGGATTTGACTTGACCATACCAGCGAGAATCAGCAGCCTCTAATGCCGCCAATTTATAATGACCATCATCTAAAGCTTGCCACATCTTTTTAAACTTCTTAAGGGTGGGCACTCCCATATTGAAAGCCATATTAATTAAAGCTTGCTTTCTCTCTTCATTCATTTTGCCGAAAATATCACCCACATCCTTATCTGTTGATAAAGCTAATTGGAATTCATTAATATCATTAGTTAATAAGTACATAGCCTCAACCTCAGATAACCCCTTATCATCTAAGTTTCGGCCCACACCAATCGTAGTCTTGCCGGATGTACACTCATAAGGCTTTAATCGCAAAGCCTCGTCAATAATTAGCATTTCTTTTAAGTTCATAATTTACCAAGGCCATAAGTTATTAAAGGTGCACCAATAAATGCGGCTACGGTGAAGTAAGCGCTCATTCTTGTCATCCCTGTTTCCAGCTTTTTTAATGCGTTATCAGTATCCTTATCATGTATCTCATCGTGATTTATATGATTTGTAAGAGTTTCCTTAATAGGTTCAACAATTAAAGTAATCTCTTTTGTAACGTCACTTTTAAGTTCGTCTATTTCTTCTTTGAACATTGTTCGTATTAATGAAAAATCTTCTACATCTAGGTTAGCCATTTTTTATTATCCTTAAATCAATTAAACTGGCGTATTTACAGTTGTACCAACCGCATCAGCCCACACAGATCCAGCCGTTGCTCCTTGTGCGTAAACAGGCTTGTTAGCGTCAGTATTATAATACATTTTACCCTCATATTTACCATACAGGTTTTCTTGTGCCGCTATATTATTAAGAGCTGAGTTTCTGACACCATCGTTCCATGTGTTGTTATCCTCAATAAAAACACCTGTTACGGTTGTTGTTCCTTGTATAAGAATTCTTGCATCGCTAGCGACTGTCATTGTTGATGAGTTACCTAAGCATGTAATATTTCTAATACCAACAACATCACGCAAAAGAATAGCCCCAGAAACTGTTGCTCTAGTTTTGGTTGTGTCTAACTGATTATCCGATAACACTAAGTCTAGCGCTGTGGATGTGAATCCTCTAATTGCTATCTGGCCTTGTAGTGAGTTTAAACCCTCTGGTATAACATTATCGCAGGCTGTTATTCTTAATATATCGGGAGCAAATGGATCGCCTGCTGAATTTGTTGAGGCTGTATTAAATCTCACTGAGCCATCAGGGATATAGTTCCCATTAAAACAACAAACCTCGTTACCTAATATTTCAACATACTTATCACCAGTGCCACCATCAAGAAAATCATTTCCAGTTATATCTACATAGTTGTAAAATCTTACATCTATAATTTCTACATCTGATGAAGATGTGTTCTCTATGGTATTACCTGTTATTTTTGCGTTCTGATAACCTCCAACATGGGCGGCTGTTGATGCACCATAAGAACCCTGCAAGCTTATTGTTACATTGTCATTTCTAATAAGGGGGTTGTTTGTTATCTGTAGGTTCTGATCAAAATCCTGCTTAATGCCTGTTTTGTTTTGAAATACCGAATTGAATCCCGTCACATCAATATAGTTACCGCTAATGTCAATATTCTGACAACCTGAAAACATGTCAAGCACTTGTTTAGATGATAATGTTGAGCCGCTAATATTATTGCCTTTTATGGATATATTTTTAGAGCGGTAAGCGCTAACCTCATCGGGGTCAACATTGCCCTCAGTATCAGCAATTTTCATAACACGATGAACATTTGTTACTTCGATTGTATTATTATCTATCCATACACCATCAATACCGCGAACAGTAATAACATCAATTTGTTGTGTGGCATAGTCAAAGTTAGTTGAGTCACATACAATAAGATTATTCTCAAATCTAAAATTCTTATGAGTGGCTAACTCTTGATTTCTATGTCTAGTTCGAACATTTGTAAGCTTGCAGTTTTTAACAGTTAAGCCATCACAATCAGTAGCCTCAATTAAAACCTGAGAAAGAGTACCACTAGCAAGCGTCCCCTCAACCTCTACACCACTAATGGATATATCATCAGTTGATGTTGAAAAGAAAGAAGAGGTATCGCCATATATTCTACTATCACCCTCAACAGAGCTTACTATAGCAGCGGTTCCTGTCATTTTAACTTCAATATCTATATTTATTGGCCTATCTAGTGTTGCTGCAAGAGCTGAGCTATCCTCTATATTTTGGCTGTAGTCAATTGTATCATCTTTACACCCTGATTTTGTTATAGCGCCATCAAAATCAACTATTTCAAGATAATTACCACTACCATCTGTTTTAGCGTGGTTTAATGTGGTTAAGTAGCTTGGAGCTGAACTTACTATTTTATAGGTTGCTCCACCTATACCGCTATCCGCTGTGTATTCAGCCGTTCTTACAAAATCACCAACACTACCCCCACCTGCAATCGCATCAGCTAGTGTTTTATAGCTAGCGACTTCTAAGTCTGATACCTCTATATTATCGATAACATAAACAGCGGAACCTGTATCATTGGCATCAGCATCAGCTTGATTGAGGTACAGCACAACCTTATAAGCGCTATCAACATGCGGTATAACGCGATTGCCTGAAAGCGTAGAATAACCCGCAGAGTCCAATACAAACTCAGTCGTAGTGGTTGCACCTGTCGCAGATGTTGCAACAGTTAAAGGTGTAGTTGTGCCTACCTCGTAAAACTTCCACACATAGCCATTAGACTGATTACCGTTAGCTGTAGCTTGTGGTACTATTCCTGATATTGGTCGCCAAGTCATTTCTTCTTACCTTCTTTTAGTAATTCTCTTAGGGCTTTAAGTGCTTTCTCATCTGTCACACCCTTAACTTTATCGATACCCGCCGCGCCTGCTTTTACGCCTGCCATAACTGGGTTCACTTTAGCTTCAGCAGCCATGCCAACACCTTTAGCAACTGACGCTGAGTGACCAGCGGGGGGCGCAACCTTAAACCTTTCTTCAAGCTTAAGAAGTATTGCGTTAAGCTTTTTAATATCAGGCATTGAGCCACCTTCACCCTCAAGTAATAACTTACCGTTGCCTGCGTATTTCTTGGCTGTAACCTCTAAAGCCTCTAAGCTATTAACTAGCTCTTGCCTAGATACAGCAGCGCTAGCCATGCGCCTCAAATTCGTTCCTAGCGCTTTTTCTGCATTGGCTGCATCAAGGTCTATTCTATTTGGTAGCACATCTTGAAGGTCGTTTAGAGCGTTTATGGTTTCACTGTAACGTAAATTAGCTTTATCGTAAGCTTTATAAGTGTTATCAAGCGAGCCATCTATAGCCCTTCTAAAGTCGCGCAGTATCTTTTGGCCATCGCTGCTCATAGCTGTGGATGTTTTGCCATAAGTGATACTATTATCAATCTTTCTTTTCATTGTGTGAGCGGTAAAAGCATCAACACCACCCTCCCCTTGTAGGTTCATTTGGCGAACAACTTCTTTAATCGCGCCCCTATCACTTGGAGGTAAACCAGAATCTTCAAAGTTAGCAACAAACTTACCTGTCTTCTCTTTTAGCTCAAGCTTTATTCCTTTAGCCTCTAGTGCATCATGGAAGTCAAGAACAGCCCTACTTATATCTATAGGCTTACCCTTTAAGCTATTAGCAACCTTATCTATCTCATCGCCTGCGCCACGATTGATAGCCTTAACTTCTTTATACCTGCTAAGCAGTACATCACCAAGCACATCACTAGGGCGGTTATCATGTGAAAACACAATATCACCCATGATCTTATCTCGTTCAATAATATCAAGCATCTTATTGAGTAGTACGCGCTCAGTTTTGTTTGTTGTTTTTAGTGCTGAAGTAAAGCCCTCATCTATACCCTGACTCAAAGCAGCTTGCTCTAATGGGTTTTTAATAATCTTGCCAGTAGGTGCAATCTCAAAACCAGCAGAAGCCTTATCTATTTCTGTACCCTCTCCCATAGTACGCTCTAAAGCCTCACGAATAGCAGCCTTTCTAGGTGTTTCGTAGTCCTGAACCGTTTTAGCTACATTTGAAGCTTTTTTAGCTACATCTTGCGGCATATCCATAGCTCTTTGCTGTAAATCCGGCGCAACATCTTGTACAGCTCTAGCGCTTTGACTCATCGCTCTAGCTGGTAATTGTGTTTGAGCAACCCCTAAAATGGGCGGTAACTGGCTTGTAAGCTTCTCCATGCCTTGCGCTATATCCTGACCTGTTTGGCTTGTAGGTGTACGCATATAAGTCTTAGCAGCATCTGAAGCGCGATCAATAGCCATACGCTCTGCATCTTGAGGTGTAAAGCCCTCATCTACCAATGATTTAAACATGCCCTCTATAGAGCCTTGAAGGTATTGGATGCCAACAGGTACAGCGGCGGGAATGTTTGCAATAGTCTCACCGACACCCTGAGCGACATCTATCACACCGCGACTTGGTTGCTCTTGTTGTGAAGGGTCTACCATTTGACTATCAGTTACATCGGGTACGAAATCTTCACCCTCTACCAAGGGGATTGTTTGTCCTACAGGCTTTCTAGGTACATCAGCTTTCACTCGAATCATTTGAGCAAAACGAGACGCGGCATTTTTATCGCCTGCATTGTGAGCGTTTCTTAGCTTTATTTTAAGCTCGTCAACTGTGAAATCATCAACAGTAGCCATTAATACATATCCAGTAATTGCTCATCGCTAAGCTCATCGCCTGAGCTAAGCTTTCTTTGAAGCATTGATACTTGGTTTTTCTTAGCCTCCATAAATGCAGCTAGCTCAGCTTGCTTCTCGCTTGGTGAGTTATTTGGATTACCAAGAAGTGCTAACACTCTCTCACCTTCACCCTCTGTAAACGCTGGGCCAAGCATTTGTCTAAGTAGAGGTAAAACCTCATTATTTGCTATAGCAATGTAAGAAGCCCTATCATCTGCACCATCTGGCACACTAAAGCCAAGCTCTCTAAAGCCTGCATTTGTAATTCTACCCGATGTTGTGTAGGTGGCTGTATCTGCAAGCTTACCAAGCCTGCCAACAAGATTTTCAAAGTTAGGCAGTGTTGCTTCTAGGTTTGCGAGTGTATCTTTATCCTCACCTCTGGCTTTACCTTCAATTCTAGCTTGAGCCATACGCTTTTCAATTTCTGGCTCATTGGCAAGCTCTATCTTATACTCCTCTTCTTTCGCTGCAAGCTCAACTTCTTTTTCTGCCTCCAGCTTAGCTGCTGCCTCAGCAGCCTCCCTAACCGCTCTCTGCTCGCTAGTTTCTTCTAGTGCTGCCTGCTCTCCGCTTGTTTTAGCAAAAGCACTACCCCCCGCAGCTTCAATTTTAGATGCCACAACAGGATTGCCAGTTGTTTTTGTAAACTTACCACCGAAAGGCGTCTCTTCAGCAATCAACCCGCCATCTGGGTTACTAGGGTCGCGAGCGAATGTACTAGAGAAGTTTTGATATAAAGGAACCTCTACACCGCCCTCCATAGTTGTACCGACCTGTTTAACAAAATCAGTGCGGCCGCCCTGCGATTTAATTGAAGCACCTGAGCGAATAGCTGACATTTTTCCAGATTGGCGCATACTTTCCATAATCTGCATGTTATCTGATATGTCACCCTGAAAGTCATCCTCTTCAATAGGCACACCCATTTCTTGCATGGTACGCGCAGTTTCAAAGAATGTTTGAGGGTTTAATTCCCTATCACCTAAAATTCTATAAACCAAGTCAGCCTCACGACCACCAGCAGCCTCAACACCTTCTTGTACTTGTTGTTGACTCATAGCTAGCTTTGCTTGATTTAACTCATCAAGTAAAGGGGCTTGTTTAATCTGCCTACCTAAAGCAAAACCCTCACTAGCAGCTTGAGTTAAGTTAGGCACGATGCCTGATAACATTATATTAGGATTAGCCATTAAAAATTATACCCCGAGCTAGGGTCGCTAAATGACCACTGAGACTGAGGCTGCATTGATCCACCTGTAAGAGCCGCCTCTGCTGGCCCACCCATAAACATACCTGCGCCTGTCATACCCAAGCCAATAAGGTTATTTATACCTTGTGACCTTGCATTAGCTGCACCCATTGTACCCGCGCTTTGAGCCTCACCAATACCTGATAGCATGGCTGAGCTATTAGCGCCTGTTCTAGCGGCTGCATTCTGCATATTTGACAGTAGTGGGTTGAATCTATTTATTTGCTGGTTTATTAAGTCGTTACCTGTAGCTAGATAACTTTGCTGTAAAGCCTCTTGAGTGCTGCCAGAGCCTAGCTTACCTTTAGCTGCCAGATTGCCGAAAATATCCTGCTTAGAGCGCTCCATTAAGTTGTTAAACATAGGGTTGTTTTGCAGGTAATCCATTTGCGTTTGTGAGTCAGTAGCAAGGTTGATACCCGCCTGCATTTGCTCGGGTGTAAGCATATTACGGAAAGGGTTCATATCCTCCCTGAACTGAGCATCTGCGGCCTGCATTCCAGCCACCTGTTGACGCGCAGCTTTTTTAGCAGCATCAGCAGCATCACTACCATCAAGACTACCCACAACCTCGCTAAGCCCACCTGTGGCCAAAGCTGTACCGTACCTTTTAGCCTTCTTTTTAGCTTTACTGAACCAGCCCATATATCACCTATATTCTACTGTATAAGTATACAGTATTAAGTCTCTGTTTTTCCACTTATGTCAATATTCACAACGGATGCTGTACCCGCTAACCCTGATATTTTTTGACTATTTCCTAATACATGCCCTAGCAACTTGTCCACTATCTCGGTCTTATTGGCTGGTATTGTCTTTTTCCAGAGCCAATTGCCGCCACTACCTGTAGTGCCTGTGGTGGTGTCATCTAAGCGCCACAAAGTTACCTCAATATTACTTGTAGAGGTATTTGTTACCGTGGCCATGCCTATAAATTTCTTTTCACTTGAATTAGTAGATACAAGCGTTGTTTCTGTCACCGCTAACTGTGTTTCTGAAGTAAAGTCGCTTAGTATTGTTGTCATTATGAATCCTCTAGCGTATAGCCTGATACTGTAACTTTTAAATCTTCAAGGCCGCTCATATCATCTTGTACTCTGTAGGTTAAGCCCTCCCTTTGACTTGATCGCAAAGGTATGCCGCCGTTTTCTGAGAAGTCTAAAATAAAATTAACCCAAGTGTTTGTACCATCACTGCCACTAAAAACCTTAACTAACTGCGGAAACTGCATCCAATCCCTTAAATCCTTAATGAGTGCAGACCTACCAGCTATGGGCGCGTTGTTTTTTGTTGCACCCAAAAGCAAACCCTCTGTAAGGCTTGATAAACCAAGAAATCCAGATTTACCAAAACTACCCTCTTGATTGGCAACTACATAAGCATCCTCAACCATTATAGATATTTGATTAACATAGAAGTTAGTACTTTCATCGGGAAGTATTGTATATTCTATCCCCTCACCAACATCCTGCATTTTTAATACATCAAGATAGAAATCAACAGGCGGCCCTGAGCCAATATCAACAGGGTCAATAACTAAACTTTGAACAGTTAACCCCTCGACACCCATATCTGATAAGGGAATTGTGAAGTCCTGCCTTGTGCTGGTTAAGTTTGTATCGATGTAAGAACCTATATCAACCTTAATACCAACATCAACATTAGATGAGTCTTGAAAACCTACAAGCACTTGTTTAGTGCCTCTAGTATCCCAGTTAACAACGTATATAGAGCCTCTTACACTCACGTATGGCGTAAGGTCAATAGTTGAGCCTTTATCTATTCTAGCTAGTGAGTTGTTATTGGTTCCAGTGCCATCAATTGATTGAGTGCCATCAACAGGCCAGCCTGTCGAGCTAAATGTGGATGTAAAGTTGAACGGGTTGCCTGATATGTTTGATGGTGTCCAGTAGGCGTTATCACCGCCATTGTTTATATTCTCAGTTATAGTGGCTGTGGCTGTTCCATCTTGAGCCATCTGAGCGCCATAAGTACTATTTACAGCAAACTTTGTTACATTGTTTTTTCTAAACCTGTCGCGAGTATAGACAAGCATACCCGCCTCGCAGGTGCTAGAGTCACTATCTATACACTCTGGGTTGTGTAGGTGGGCTACGACCTTTTCATTTTTGCCGTTATGCCCAGCTATATATATCTTTGTAGCCATTAACGATTACTCGTAATAGCCGAAAAGTACACCCCATGTACGACCTGTAGTGCCTTGCTCGTACTCAATAGCTACAGCTTGATCTTGCCCTAAGATAAGGCGATCTTTCAATCTAAACTCTTCATGGCCAGCTGCTGTACATGCTGCATGATCAATAACTAAATCCTCAGTAAGCCCTGTAATAGCTGTACCTGCCGCCTCAATAGTTATAGCGCTCGCTGAGCGTGGCTGAGAGCGATTTAAACAAACTGGAGTTATTGAAGCGCCTGACGCTGTACCTGTTACGGTTGACAGCTTGAAGCTACAAGCATTAGTAGAATTAAGCCCAACAGCCTCAAGTATTAATTTCCGGCCTGTTACATCGGTATTTTTCCAATACACAATATAATCACCCGCCGCACTTGATGCATCATCCCAAACAAGAGAAAAAGCCTCGCTTTCATCCCTTGACACATAATAAGATCTATTATCCGAGCGAGAAGAAACATTCAACCGACCATCTGAGCCGCGTGTTTTTTCCTGCGCGTTTGTTACATCATTTGCAAATTCAATCTCTAAAGACATGCTACCCACCTATATTTTTTAAAGTATCACCAACTTCCACGTCAGCTATAATTTCTAGTAAAAAGATAATTGCCTCAAGTCGGCTAAGTATCTGTTGATTTTGGTTCTCTAACTCAGTCTCGTGATTTGCGTTATCACCTTCAATAGCCATTAGCGCAACCTCCACTGATCCAGCTCAACAATATAATCAACCCATCTACCACCCCTAGACTTAGAAAAGCTTAAGGAGCTGCCTACACCTTGTGGAGCAACTATATCTTTGTTTGTGCTTTTTAATGTAAAAGGGTAATCCCATGTTATCCACACAGACTCATCTGTATCTGGGTACTCATTAAGGGTTATAGTTACCTTTTTACCTGTAATTATTAAATATTCGTTGCTTATTGTATCATAATCTGATATTACAACGGTTTTATTCTTAGAGGCTTCATATTCACCTCTATTAACAGCTATATCAGATACGCTTATAGAGCTTTCGTCTTGTAGAGAGGCTGAGGATTGCCACGGGTAGGCAGCATCCACAATTGTTTCCTCTATAATATCGTTAGCACCACCTGTGCGCTGATAAAGTTGATAGATTACGAAATAAAGCGCCTCTACCTCTTTTGATAGCTCAGGATCAAACAACCACTTATTAGGTGGTTTAATAGGTGGCAGATTAACCTTAGCCATTAATAGCCAGCCGCCTTAACATCTAGTGACATATTTTGAAGTGAGGAGAATACAGGATCAGATACAGTTATCTTGAACTGTATGTCGTAAAAGCTTTTCATTTCCCAAAACTCAGACTTAACATCAAATTGCCCCATTCTACCAACATCTAGCCAGCGCTCTGTTGACCACACCTGACCACCATCATCAGAGTATTGCACCATTATCTGTGGGTCGCTACCTTGACCGCTAGCAAGCCCTACACCTGTCTGAAGGATTACTTTAGCCTTAGACATTAACAAGCGCTTACCTGCGCCTAAACCAAGCTTAAAACTGTTTACAGGGGGTAATACTCTCACCCTTTGTATTGTTTCGCCTAGATCTGTATAAACGGAATCTGATAGCTCGACAAGGCTAGCGTTCCTGTAGTCAATAGCATAATGCTTGTTATAAACAAACTGATAAGATGCTGATAGATAGCGTTCATCGCTAACCCCTGTTGATAAGTTGAACCATTCGCCCAACTGCTCAGAGTATGCGTAGGTTAAGTTTAATGCTCCAAATGAAATAATATAATAATCTTGTCCATCCTTATTCATTGTGTATGCTGTAGCTGATGACCAATCTAAGCCAGCCATCTGATAAGCCACTGAAGCTGTGGATATTTGCCTAACTTGTGATTGTACAATCTGATATACAATGCCATCATCACCAAGAAAGTATAAAAATTGATCTGTTTGGGCTAGTGTGTATCTACCACCTAAACCTTTTTGAATAATACCGCTATCTAATCTGTCGAAAGGTGGGTTTCCTTCTGCGCTATTCCACCAAGGCTCAACAGTTTTCTTGCCAAAGAAATAAACCCATTGATTATAAGCATAAGGCCGCTCTAAATCATCGCCAGCACTCTCAGCTTGTGCAAAGTTCAAGCCGTTAATCGTTAAAGCATCACCCGCATTAGATACAAACCACTGATCACCAGAGTCATCATACACAAATTGATTGTTAAGCATTGTGACTGAAGTGGTGTTATTAAAGTCTGCACCGCCTTTAGTGAGTGTTGCGCCATTGTACGAGTAAACATTACCCAGAGAGGCTATAACCATCTCAACGCCATTATCGGCAAACACACAGCGCTCTGTGCCTGCAATAGTGCCAACAGAGGTGTATACACCACCATCTGCAACGCTGTATAGAGTTGTATCTATTACGTGGTACAAGACCTCTTGAAAAACATGAGTACCACGATCTGTACCAGTATTAGCTGTAAGCAATGTGCTACCAAGCCACGGCAGCATAGTGGTATCTGACCTGCCATTATTTGTAGGCTCAGGACGCCAATTCTTTGTTAGCTCAGAGTTAGATTGAGAGCTTTGATTCTGATCGCTAGGGCCAGCTAAATCTAGGTCTATCGTTTGATAAGGCACTATTAAGGGTTCCTAGCATATACGCGCTTCTGAGGGGCTGCGCCTATATTACCCTCATTTTCCATTGCGTTTGCGCCTGCAATAGCTTTAATAAACTTAACGTAGTACTTCGACTCCTCCTCTTCATTATTCGCCCACTGATTAAGCGCCCATAA